AGAAATGAACTACATAAAAATAGCAAAATGGTTTTATCAGCAAGGGCGTGATGACCAAGTATACGATAAGAGCAGAACTTTTGAAGAGGCTTTGAATCATTACATAGAAACCCAAAACGCTAAAGAGAAATGAGTCGTTGCACTCCTCACCGCAAATAAATTTGCTTATGAAAACAAACTACGAAACAAACAGAACAGCTGAAGGTCGTGAGGCTATTACAAGAATAGCAAGATACGCTACCAAAGGAATGATGCGTACAAAGAATAAGTCTAACCACTACGCTAAGATACTCGATGCGTGTAAAAGAGACTTACAACTATACGGCTTTGAAAATGACTAGGAAGCGTAAACATATACGTGAGGTGGATAAATATCTCACGATGCTAATGATGGACAATGTAAACCTGTCTTTACAAGCAAGTAGGTTTGGTTGGACTCAGGAGCTACAAGATACTATTATGAATAACGCCTTGCTGATTCGTAAGTACCAGCGTAGGTTGAGACTAATTAGAATGTGATGAAGGTCTGTAGAATATGTAATACAGATAAGCCGTTGAACGAATACCATAGAAGGGGTATAGGTTACAGAAACGAATGTAAGTCCTGTAAGTCTGTTATTGATTCTAAAAGAGATAGACGTAAATCCGATGGTCATTATTCTGTATACTATCTACCTGAACATCATTATGTTGGTATGACAAATTGTGTACACATTCGTATGCAAGAACACAGATTAAAAAGCAAAAGATTAACTGAAGGATACGAGATAATAGGTGTTTATAAAAACGCTATTGATGCCCACCTAACCGAGACGTTTTTACACAGTATGGGATATAAAGGATTTTACTATAAAGGAATAAAAGATGAGTGATGGACAAATGATATACGATATTGGTGTACGTCTAGCTTGGAAAAAGAAGAAGGGCAATGGCTACGTCAATATGTATTTAGGCACAAAGGATAGACCCTTTCAGTTTGTAACAAGAGCTAAAGACCTAGATGCCATAAACAGAAACCCTGAGATGATAGCCAAGATGATGGCATACGTTGGGGCAACAAGTAAAGCTGTGTACGATTTCTATGTAAAGGAAGAGTTCTATCGTAAAGAAATAAACAAAAGCTTTGCACATAAAGAAGAAGATTATACTAAAGAATTTGGAGAGTAATGAGAGAGAAGATAATAGAACTATATTCAGATACGGATTACGTGTTATTCGCTGATGGTTTTGATGATGCTATTATTGGATTTGACCCAAATCTTTGGAGGGTAGTGTACTCACGCGATAAGTGTATTGACCTGATGGTCTTAGAAGGTATGAGCGAAGAAGAAGCTATAGAATACCTTGAATACAATACCTTTAATGTCTATGTGGGAGATAAGACACCTGTATGGGCAGAATGTTTTACTTACTTAAATGTTTAAATAAATGACAACGAGAAATTTTATCTATAGGGCTGAAGAGTTAAAAGATTCTCTAACAGAACTTCGTGAGAACGGAGTAAGCAAAGGTGCTTGGACAGGGTTTAGTTCCCTGTTTGATAAGTACTCAATGAAGCTGGGTAGCACTACCTACATCTACGCTGGGGCGCATCAGGGGAAGTCTCAGTTTGCCTTTGAAATGATGACAAACCTTTCCCAATACAGCGGTTGGAAGTGGGCAGTGTACTCCCCTGAAACAGGTTCACCAACAGAAGTATTCGCTGAATTGCTTTGGGTGTACCTTCGTAAACCGTTCCTTATCAATGATAAGATAATGGCTACAGACGAAGAGACTCAGGAGGCTATAGCCTTTATAAACAAACACTTCTACATTATAGATAGCGGTCTTCAAGACCTTACCGTAGAAGGCTTCTACAACTGTGTAACGAACATAGAAGAAGATTTCGGGATAAAGATACAAGGCTGTCTGATAGACCCCTTCACAGAGATTAAGACCGATGTAAGCGTAGGTGTACGTGATGACATCGCTATCGGTCAAGTCCTCACTCGCATAAGAAAACATAGTGCCGATAACAACTACCATACCCTAGTTACTGTACACACTAAACACCAACAACCTAAATACAAAAGCGGTATAGCCTACATTGACAAGCCGACAATGAACGACATCGCTGGGGGTATGCAATGGTCTAGAAAAGGTATGATGGTGATAAACATTTGGCGTTGTCCGTTTGGATTGGAAGATTCAGATGGCGTACCTTACGAACCGAACCAAGTAGAGATTACCGTAGTAAAGGCAAAACCTAAAATCGTAGGTAAGTTAGGAAAGGTAACGATGTACTACGACAAGGTGAAGAACAGGTACTACGAGCTTGACCAAAAGGGAGAGCGTATGTATGCGTACCAAAACCCTGATTATGAACCTGAACCGTTGGAGCTTCCAACACCTACACAAGAAGAATTAGAATTTTAAGATATGAATAGTTGGTCTGAAGCCTATAGAAAGAGTTGGTGCGAGATGATTCGTGCCTACCTAAAGTTTAACATCGCCTCCGCTAAAGAGGTAGAAGTCCTTGATTGGAACAAGATGCTGATTAACGGCAAGGAGTTCAAAGTGGACATAACGGACTACACAGGAAGTTCCGAGAACTATATATTCCTGAACCCTTCTAACGGTAGAATGATTATCGAAACGAGGGGTGTGCAAAAGGTTTATAAGTTTGAGGTAGAAATATCTAAATAAATTTGCTATATTAGTATCAAATGATTAGTACTAAAGACTTAATTATAGAAACGTCTAAGCAGGTTACTGACTTGCTTCTTGAGAAGAACGCTGCCTACGGGGATTCAGCCCTTTACCCCGTAGGTATCTTCTCAAAGGGAAACGCTGTGGATAGTCTATGCGCTCGTATAGACGATAAGCTGATGCGTATAAAGTCAAAGGGCATTACCGATGCCACCGAAGACACAGTGCAAGATTTGATAGGGTACTTAATCCTACTGAAGATTGCCATAGCTAAAGAAAATGTCAGACCATCTAAATAACTATCTAAGCAATTCCATTAAGCTCAATAAAGACAGGGTACAACATTCTATTGATATTGGTAGGAGTGGTGAGGCTTTATTCAAAAGTCTTACCAACGCAAGGAAGACTGAACTAGACCTAGACAAGCAACACATAGACTTCTTTTGGGAAGGAAAGCTTGTAGATGTAAAAGGTCTAAAGAGATGCCACAAAGAAGGCTACTTACTTATAGAATTTATTGGTGGGTACGGAACAACAGGTTGGTGTTCTAAAAACTCTAAAGCAGAATATATAGCCTTTCAGTTTCCTGAGAGGTTTTATGTTTTTGAGAAAGACCTACTTCGTGAAAGAACAATATCCCTTTGTCCTAAGTACGAAGGGGAGGATTCTGTATTGCGTAAAAACAGAGTGCCTATTGAAGAAGGTGTACATAAGTGGTTAGGTCGTTGGAACAGAAAGGACGTGTTTACCTACATCACCTTTGAGGATGTAAAAGATATAGTATATGACACAGTTGAAATACCAAGAGATAGACCTTAACTTACCAAAGCCCCCAAGTCTTAACCAATACTACGCTGGGAAGCATTGGGCTATCCGTAAAAAACAGAAAGATGAATATAGTAAGATTTGTAAAGAAGAGCTTGAGAAGTATGATTACTTTACTTTCCAAAGTTATGAAATCCATATTACTTATAACTCTAGGCACGATGTTGATAATGTTATTCTCGTTTCTAAATTTCTCTCGGATACTCTCGTTGGTATGGGTATGGTTAAAGACGATGGTAACAAGTATTATAAAAGGCTCAACATCAGAATAGATAAGGAGCTTCCTAAAGATACTTTCAAAGTAAAATTAAGATGTTATGACTGAAAAGAACTATCAGACTTGTAAATTAACTAGAAGCAAAATTGATGACTATCTCTTTGAGATGGCACGGTTATTTACCTATATAGGCACTGATTCTACAGCAGGAGAAATTCAGGAAGCCTACAGAAAAGAAAAAGAATACATAGAACTCATCGCAGAGCTAGACCCTGATAAAGCAGACAGACTGCGTTCTTCTTACTGATGAAATGATTAACGAATACTACGAAGATTTAACAGAAGATGAAGCAGATTTCATTCTCGATTTATACGAGGTCGTCAATAGATTGGTGTACAACGGCTACCCTGTCACACTCGTTCGATTGGGATTCGAGCTTGGCGTAAGTGCTGCAGAACTAGCTGACCATCTCCCCCTAATCCTTACTATACTTAACAAAGTAGAAAAAGAATATGCCGAGATACGACAAGACTTTGATTGAGAAGGAGGCTATCCTATCCACTCAACAAGGTAAGATAACTGAAGAACTCGGCAAGTTTATTCTACAAAGAAGCATAGAGATAGCAAGCTCTGCATTTGTAACGGACGGTAATAAAGAATTGCAGCAATCTCTGATAGATTCTGCCGTAATGCGTACGTGTGAAAAATTCTTACACTACTATACGCAAGGAAAGTCTGCGGCTAATCTTGTTATCTCTATTATATATAGCACAATGACCAATAAGATAGTATCACTAAACCATAGCGATGTGTACGGTCAAAAGATAAAAGGATACCTCACCTTTATAGAGGATGGTGAAACCGTTACCAAGTTAAAGCGGTATGTTAAAGACGATTATTTAAGCGAGAAATTATAATGATTGATATTTATAATGATTGGTTTGTGGTTAGTGGAGTAGGATTTCTATTCAGCTACCTGTTTATATTTGAACCTTATGGTTGGGTGATGGAAAGATTCCTATCGTTTAAGCCATTTAACTGCGTTCTGTGCCTCTCTTTTTGGTGTGGGCTTATCATCTATTCAGTTTTAGAAATGAATCCATTATACGCCATCTATTCAAGTTTGATTGCAGAATTAACCTATAGAAAGCTAGTCAGTGAGTAAGGAAAAAAATGTAAATTCTAATAGTGATTGGCTCTTCCTGTACTGGGATGAGCCTATTTTTTCTAACCCTAATACTAACGACAATGCCGATACCTGTTCCCAACCTGAAGGAAACACGCCCTGAATTTATTGAAAGATGTATGAGTAACGATTCTATGATAAATGAATACCCCGACAACACTCAACGATTAGGAGTATGTTATACCTCGTGGACTTCGGAAATCAAAAAAGTAAAATAGCCTATGGATGGACTAAACACAGACTTTCACTTCTTCTTTGAATACAAGGAGTTTGACTCTCCTGACATCAAAGATTCTTATGTTCATATGAACGTAGGGTTTCTTAACAAGCTTACAGAAGCTCGTAAAAAGGCTGCTATTGCGTTTAAGATTACTAGCGCATACAGAAGCCCTGAGCATAATGCTAAGGTAGGTGGTGTAAACAACAGCAGTCACGTACACGGATGCGCTGTAGATATTTACGCTCCAACCTCAAGACAAAAATATATTATTATCAACTCACTTCTTGAAGCAGGTTTTAACCGTATCGGTGTGGCTAAGAACTTTATCCACGTAGATAACGATGCCTCTAAAACAGAAGATGTAATTTGGACTTACTGATGAAAAATGATTTTGAACTAAGCGATGACTTCGCTGACTTTGTAGATGAACTTACTAATGACGAAAAAAATGACAACGCCTGTAGCATTGACAACCCTGAGTGCGAGGCGTGTGGTTCTTAACTATGAGCGGATTATTAGGCAAATTAGGACTCAAGGCAGTAAAGGAAACTGCAACTGCGGTTGCGGATGTGGTAGATAGATTTGTTGCCAATCCTTCTGAGAAAGAAGCTGTACGTGCAGCTGTTGAAAAGGAAATATCTAAGAGGTGGAACAGCGATATGCACTCCGACTCTTGGCTATCTAAGAATATTAGACCATTAACTCTAGCAACTGTAATTACATTCCTAGTACTTATGACCTTCTTTGAAGGGTTTGGTATTAGTAGTGTAGATGAAAGATGGATAGGGTTATGGGAAATGGTAAGCGTAACCGTGATAGGCGGATACTTCGCCGTAAGGACGGTAGACAAGCGAACGAAAGTAAAATAGTGTGGTGCGAAAATGCACCAATAGAATGTACCTGTTTAGGTACGTGTAAAAATAAAGGAGGGCATTAGTCCTCCTTTTTGTTTTTTAGTTCTCCTGCGATGATGATGAGTGCGATAGTCGCAGGTGCTATACACATTGCAAATTGCCAAGCTTCCATTACTTATCCTTTAGTCGTTCGTTCTCTTTTGTCAAGAACTTTACTTCAGTGCGTAGCTGATGTACCTCAGCAGTAAGCTCAATAACCTTTGTATTACTCTCTTCAAGTAATTGCTCTAATCGAGCTACACGAGATTTAAGGTCATCACGAAATTGCACTGTATCATTATTGTTTAGGTCTGTTCTTTTTTCTACCGCTTTGGCTTTTAGCCTTGCTTCCATATACTTCCAAATAGAAGCTGAACCCAACACCCCTACAAGAGTGATAATGATGTTTGTATATTGTTCCATTATTGTCTCTGTAGTTTTTCTTTAAATACTCGTACCGTATTCCAAGCTGCAAATAATCCAATAATTACCCAGCCTAGTCTACTACCTGTAAGTAGCCCTGATGCCCACAAGTTTTCTATAGTCATAATAGCAATAACCGTAGCAAGCTGTACGGCATACAAGCGCATTTTCAGGCTACCGCTATATAATACCGCCCACATTTGAAATAGCCCTGCTCCTACAGCACCTATACAAAGCATAGGCATAGGGTTTTCGTACTCAAAAAGAATAGATGCAGGTAGAGCTATAAGGTGGCACAAGGCAATAAGTACCTCATTAGGCTCGCTGTCGCTGTACAAGAATATTTCTTTAGCTCTCTTTAATCCCATTACAAAAGTGCAATCATCATAAAGTTAGGTACAATCTGAGTATCACAACCTGTGTTAATCATTAATCTTGCTCCGTCATTCTGCACATCTTCATTGATTACAAAGAACGTCTTCGTTCCTGAGTAATGGTGTGTGGTAGATTGCTGTCTCATTGTTCCATCTGCAACGTAAAGGTCATACCCTCCAAAGGCTGTGAACCTAAAGAAGATATGTACGTCTTCGTTAGAAGCTGATGGTACAAGCTCTATATCATAAGTGACGTGTACAAGTGTACCAATAGGTACGCCTGACAAATCAATAACTCCTGTGGTTGTGTTATATAAGTCGTGGTCAAGCCACTCAGGGGAAAACCTCTTGTCTTCAAAAGGTCCGTTCCCGTCTAAGATTACTGTGGTATCAGTGTCTTGTAATGCGGTGTAGGTAGTTGTTCCGCTATCGGAATAATTTTCAAATCTATTAGAAGCTGTAGGACCAGCAGCATTGAAAGGAAAGTAAGTAGCAGTGCCGTCATTATTCGCTCTCTTGATATGAGCGTAATGGTCTTCCTCGTGGAACTCCAAAGAGTATGTACCACTCTTCTTAGCTGTAGAACCCCCAACATTTATTAGCTTCTTGTCTTGCATTATAAGTCGTATGTTACTCCCCCGTCTTCACAGGTCGTGTCCGTAATACCATCTTTAGGGTAGAAGACAGAACCTTGGTAGGTATCTTCTTCGTTAAATAAGTCATTGTCGCAACCATCGGCAGTAGCAACAGCTTTGAGTATTGGATTATCAAGTATGTAGTTCGTGATGCGTTTGTTGATGTAAGAAAGCTTACTATCAATAGTAGAAGATAATGTGTCAAGAATGTATTGGTCTTGTTTTGCTTCCTCGTTCTTAGTACGTGCAGCTTCAGTTCTTAAAATACTAATGGCTGCTTTAGCAGAATACATAGCCAACGTATACTTGACAAGCTTAAACAACCCTTCCTCAGAAGTAGATAGCTTTTGGTCTTTTACGTGTTCTTCAATTCTTTCGTACAAGCAAGTGCCTAGTAGGTCTTGAATAGAAGTAAACTGCTCAAGTTGGATAATAGACAACAAAGCACTTCTGTCCATACGCTTTGGTAGTGGGAAGTTTTTGTACAAGTAGTTGTCGTCTATGAAAATTACATCAACCATAATTATACGTCTTCAGTGTTTGCACCCTTAATGCTCTCTAGGTTGATAGCTTCCTCAACAATAGAAAGGTTCATAGCATCGTAGCCTACAGTAGCAAAGATTCTGTTTACAGAGTCTAAAAGAATTTCCCTGTTCGGAAGCGTTTCAGTAGCTCTAAAAATTTGGTACGCTGTAACCAATTCGTTACCCGTTCCTCCGAGCTTACCCGAAACCATAACACCAAACAAAGTAGGAGAAGTGACGTTATGAGCGGTAAGTATTTTAGCATCGTTAAGTTTTGATAGCACATCGATAGTCTTGTCTAAGTTAGCGACATCTAATGGCTTAAACTGTGGTGCATCTTCCTCTTTCTTTACCCAAGAAACAATAAAGTTATCTGCTTCAGGTCCTGTGAAAGATTCCTTAAACTTATTGTATTCGTCACGCTTCTGTTCTGCGCTCATATTTCTACCAATAAAGGTAGCTAATACTTTAGGGCTAAAGCCGTTCTCTGCGCTGTTCTTAATATGCTTACCGAAGCTGAAGTCAGAAGCAATGTAATGGAACGCAGAAATGTAATTAGGAACTCCGTAGTAAGGGTTTCCTGAATATGGATTGGTTACATACAACAAAGCCTCAGTGCCTGACTTATCAAACTTGTTGAAAGCTTTAATCTTTCTAGGCTCGTTGTGCTGTACAGAATTAGCTCCATAGCCGAAGGTTCTACGTACAATGTAGTGTGTTACCTCACCCTTATCGTTTGGCTCTGCTACACGTACTCCTTTAGGGTCTATAGACTTTAATTCAAGTATCTTCTTACGGCTCTTATCCCAGCGAACATATAACGCTAGTGCGCCCTTATGCTCGTATTGAAATGCAGCGTGTGTTAATACTTCGTACAATCCTTTGTTGTTACCACCACAGTGGTTAATAAAAGCTTTAAGCTCTGCTTTAGCTTTATTGCTTGTAGCAAATTCATCGCTGTAGGAGATGTCGTTACCTACAACCATCTTTGCCTTCTTAGTTAAGATACCACTATGCACAGGAGACTGACGTAACATCTTCTCCAATATAACGGGGAAGTCATCGTTTACGCCAAACTTAATGTAATCTCCTAATGTGGTGTGTCCTAACTTGTACCTTCCATTAAGGTCTTCAATAGAGTTCTCTAACTCATTGGTAGCGACACTATGCTCAGTAGCTTGAACATAAGTGTTGGAGGCAAAGTATTCTGTTATGTTGCTTAATAAACCCATATGTTATAATTTACAATTTATAGGTCGGTAAACCTAACAGTGTCGGCATAAATGCCGCTACCCGATTGAGTAATAGTATAGTCTTCAACCTCCGTAACGAAGGTATAGCTTTTACCGTTGTTCGTTAAAGTAAGTAAGTATTCCCCTCCGTTTAAATCATTAGACACCAAATCAATATTAATTCTAATAAAGTCTTTACAAGAATCAAGGTTGTTTAGGTCAGTAAGATTTGTAATGGTAAGGCTATCAGAACCCACTACCTTCTCTAACGTAACGTCAAAAGAGTTGATAGTAAAGTCTCCGAGCTTTACAAACGATAGGGTGTTTACTACACCTGCTTTAAGTCTTTTCATTATTCAGGTAAATTTCCACTTGGTGTTATAGTGCCATCAGACAAGTCTATGTAACTATCAGTACCGTGTTCTCTTTCCAAATCTTGTAGTATTGGAGATAGTCTTTCTGATAGTTTATAGAACTCTTCCCAAAGGCTTTCAATTTCTCTTTTAATAATTCGTTCGCTGTTACTCAAGTCGAATAATTTTTTTCTAATTACATCTTGAGCATTTGTTGTTTGAGCGATACTTTCTAGTACAGACTCATCTAATTTTACTTTTTCAGACATTTTATAAAATATTTAATAATATCAAATATACAGCTTAACGTATTATTTATTCATATTCACCGTAATAATCCTCTTCGGTTACCCAATTTCGCCACTCTTCGGTATTAGGATTAAAACGATAATCATTTACTTTCTGATGGGTTTCAAAAAACATTTGAAACTCTGTAATATTTAAAGAATTATCATTGTGTAAAATACATATGCTTTTGTCTAAAGACCAAGCCACATCGTGCGAACACAAATCTTTCCATTGTTCAAATTGTTTTTTTGTGAGTATATAATACATTATGGAGTAGCTATAAAGGTTGCACCATTATTACTCAATGAAGTTTCACCTTCTTCATCGCTTACATTATTTTCCATTCTCCAAGCTGTAACGTAGTTTGTAGTAAATGTGTTTTCTAAACATCTACCATAACCATAAATAGTACTTACATTACTTGAAGATAACATCGCATCATACAGATATATCTCATCCATTACACCCTCAATAGGAATTGCAGGTGTATTCGATGATGTCGGGTTGTCTCCGATAGACATAAAGTTGCAGTTCAGACCTGTATTACAAGTGGATGTGTTATTTACCGAGCTAGGAAGGTTAACGCCGTTCCAATATGTTTTTATACCGTTTGAGGCAGAGGATATAGTTTGGTCGATAGCGAAACATAAATGCGTAAAGCCATCGCTGTCAGTATTACCTCTTTGAGAAGCAACCCAACCCGTTCCCGAATTGGTAATTCCTGTAGCCGTTGCGTTTGATGAACTGTGTAATGGGTAGGCTTGAATATATTGTGCCGCATCGCTCCCCCTTCTAAATTGAACAATCAGTCGATTAACACTTGCTGCATAGTAAATTAAAAACCTATCATTCGCTATGCTTCCTTCAGTACCGCACCAAGCATAAAAAGACATATTATGTTTTGTAGTAGCATCTATCCTAACCCACATTGATACGGTAAATGTTCTATTTGGGATACTCCCAGTAATACTACCTCGTACATAATCATTCACACCATCAAAATCAAGGGCGTAATCATTGTTACAAACAACAGGTGCTGCGCTATATCCATAGAACTCACTAACAGAATCAGGGCTAGTAAACCCTGCTGTGTTGCTCATTGAACGTAACGAGACATTAGATAATGTTACCGATTGCTCAGTAGCAATATCCCCTAAAGAAAGTTGTCCACTACTTGGTAACGCCATCTAACTTACTTTCTAGTTTACTTACTCTGTCGCATAATTCTTTATTCGCTTCGATAAGAACTGCTACAAGCTTTTCATAGTCTACAGTTTTGTAAACCTCATCGTCTACTAAAGACAGCTTCTTCTCACGAACTATCTCAGGTATAACCTTTTCTACTTCCTGTGCGATAACACCAATCTCACGCTGTCCTTTACGGCTACCATTGTTCCAAGTGTACTCAACACCTCTTAACGAACATACCTTCTCACAAGCGTTGTCAATGGTTTGTATATCGTCTTTAAGTCTCTCATCAGAAACTGTTGTAGAGTATGCGATAACATCACCGTCAACGTGTAGGTCTCCATCGTTTTCAAGACGCATATCTTCAGAACCTGCGGTGTACCAACGGATTCCTATTGAAGCATCATAAAAAGTATAGTCGTGAGTATTTCCTGTATATATATCAGTAGTAGTACTGTTTCTTCTTCTGTCGTCTTCTAGTCTAAATTCACTTCCAACTAGAGTTAAACCATAATCTCCACCTGCAGTATAAGATGTTAGGCTAGTGTTTACAGATACATTTCCATTGGAATCTACTTGTAAAACACCGCTTGTTAAGTCTTCAAATCTTACAGAACCGTCTACGTGTAAAGTAGCAGAAGGAAGGGAAGTACCTATACCTACGTTACCTGCACTGCTAGCATATATTCTATAAGCAGAGTTGGTTTCATCAAATACAAAGAAGCTTCCGTTTACATTTCCAATAGAGTAGTCAGGGTTATGGCTTGAGTCGCTTAGATAAATTCTAGGAAGGTCAGAATCTATTTTTAAGTCTCCTACGATATGCAGCTTTTCATCAGGAGCATCTGTCCCAATACCAACGTTGCCAGCTCCTGTAATTGTAAGTCTATCTAAGCTTCCTGTTTTTAAATTCAATGACCTTCCTGTACTGTTATGCCCAATGTCAAGCCCAGTATTATCCATATGGAAGGTAGTAGTATATCCTGAGGTTGAAGCACCTGTAAATATAAATTCAGAACTAGCATCTGTCTGTATATGTAACTTGCCATTTGGACTAGTTGCACCTATACCTACGTTGCCTCCCCCAGTAGCTAACCAAACATTATTAGAACTATAATGATTCAACGCCACAGCGGAAGAAGTAGATTCTAGTATTAAGTAGCCACCTTCTGTACTGTCTGACTTTATAGATGGTTTACCACTTCTTCTACCTAATAAGATAGTTGAATCACCAGCTGTTGGTTGGCTAACAGTTAGTTTTGCAGCAGGAGTACTAGTACCTATACCTAGGCTTCCATTGTCAATCTCTAAATTGCCTAAGACCTTAGCCATATATCTTTATTTTAATTACGAACGTAAACCTGTAACTACCAAATCGTAATCACTACTTGGTAGTCCTGAGATGCTAATATCTCCTGTAGTTGGATTCATAGTAACATCAGCAAATACTAATCTACCACTATCTGTGTTATCAAACAACTGAATGTTTGCAGGATAGTCAACACCGTGTGTAGTACCTGCAACACTAATAGAAGTAGCTGCTGTGTGTGATGAAGTGTATACCTTATTCGTATTTACAAAGTCTAGTGTACCGTCTGCATCTTGATAAGTAACAGCAATACCTGACTCGGTATTTCCTGTAACCATACCACCAACATAATCTTCTACCTGCTCTTCAGACAACTGAGTATCTGTAGAAGCAATAGTAAAGTTAGGGTAAGTACCTGTGATGGTTACATTTGAACCTGCTGTAAGTGCTACTGTTTGGTCAGGGCTATCGTTTACAATAGTCAATGTATCTCCTGATACACTTGTGCTGATTCCTGTACCACCTGAAATAGTAAGGGTATCGTTATTAGTATCTGCTACAGCAGTACCACTATCTGATGCTACATTCTTGAAGATGTTTTGGTCCGAACCTTTGTCAGTGTTGGTTAAGGTAACATCTCCTGAAGTACCCCCACCTGATAGACCTGTTCCTGCAGTAACTGCTGTAATATCACCTGCGTTATTGGTGTACTCAGAAGATATAGGAATGTTATAGTAGTTAGTTCCATCGTTAGTAAACTCCCAACGGTCTGTGCCTTCGTTCCAACGAACCAATACATTTGAAGATGTACCACGCTCTATCTCAATACCTGCGTTCTCAGTAGGTGTTCCTGTAACGTCATTGTTTAACACAATGATATTATCACTAACAACAAGGTTGGTAGTATCTACAGTAGTCGTTGTACCGCTAATTGTTAAATCACCGCTAATAACAATATCATTAGAGAATGTCTTATTACCTGCGATTGTTTGCGCTCCTGTGGTACGTACTACAGTGCTGTCTACATCAATCGTAATAGTCTCGTTGGTAGCTTGGTCTGTAGTAAAGTCACCACCTGTTTGAAGACCGTCTCCTGCACTAATGGTAATTGTAGCATCATTAGCTGCTGCAGGTATAGTTGGTTTGTTAGTCAGGTCATCGTATGAGCCTGAGAAAGAGCTAGTACCTGCGCCAATCAATGTACGAATCTCTGCGCCTGTAACTCCTGTTGCAAGTGTTGGTGTACCACCACCTCTGTTAATTGCAGGTTCTTCAGTGTTTGTTGCTCCGTCTGCTACGTTAAGGATAGTACGAGCTGTAGCTGCAGTAAGTATCTCTACATTTCCTGTTCCTGTAGTATCTCTACCCAAGAAAGAATCTGTAGCTATCTGTTGCATTTTAGCAAGGGTGACACCATTATCAGCCAACTGCGTTGTTCCTACCCCACCTGCTGAAATAGCTATATCATCTGCGTTTACAGTGATACCTGTACCTGCGCCAATATTTAATGTGATAGCTCCTGATTGTCCACCACCTGTAAGACCATCACCTGCAGTTACACCTGATATGTCTCCTGTTGCAGAGCTTAGGTTAATCCAAGCAGAGCCGTTGTAGAAACGAATCTCGTTGTCGTTAGTGTTGTAGTAGATTTGTCCTGCACTAGCCGTTGAAGGGTTAGTTGAGGAATTGCTTAACCTCG